GGTTGAGGTAAGTTGCGCATTGAAGGGCGTTGCTGCTGTTGAGGGCGATTCAAAAGACGACCGCCCTGATTTACTAATCCACCCCCAGAGCCTCTATAAACACCAGGAGAAAGTCTTTCCATAGCTTTTTCACGAGGCTGCGTAGCGCGAACAGGAGGGCTCATTGGGGGCTGGCCTTCACGCTGTGGAACCTGTCTTCTTCGTGGCTCTTTGTTCATTGCTCCTTTGCGTGCCATTACTTTTTCTCCTTCTTTTTAGATTTGTTATAATTGCTTTCTAAGGCCTGTCTTGTACTTTGGGCTGGTTTTACTTGACCACGATCATTAACATACATGCCAGGCGATACGCGCACCACCTGCCCTTTTGCTGCTTTTGCTGGCGGCGGTGGTTTAACTCCAACCCCTGCTTGCTGAGCAAACTTAGATTTGCCCAACATAGTTTCTATATTAGCCATCACATCTGCTTCTGATTTAGCGTTACTAGCAGCAGCATTAACTAGCATTCCAGTGTATTGACCTGGAAAGTATTTTGCTTTTGGATCATCGGCGCCATAAATGTTGCGAATCATTGGGTCTATTTTATCGCTAGCAAATTTGGCTAGTGGATTAGAAAAATCCACATCCCAAGCATTACGAGTAGTTTTATCATCTATGTTTTTGCCAACATTTTGATATTTGGTTTTGCCATCTAAACCAATGTTGAATTTGGTGCCATCAGCAAGAGTAACCATGTAATCTTTATCGGCTACTCCAGCCTCTTTTAAGTCACCACGAAAATCATCACGCAAATTTTGAGCACCGGACTTGCCGGATTTCATCATAGCGCCTATAGAGCGCTTGCCAAGCAAACGAAGACCGATGTTTGCAACAGCTCCATATGGGGTCATATTAGCTAATTGATTTGTCCAATCAGCTCTATCGCCTTTTCCACGCACAATATCTTTCATGCCTGTTTCCCAAGCATTGTTAATAATTGCTGCGCCTGCTGCTATTGGCAAAGCAACAGAACCAATAGAGCCTAAAGTAGAGCCTCCTGTTGCTGCTCCTGTTGTTGTTGCTCCTGCGCCAGTAGCACCAGCACCTGTAGCGGTGCCAGCACCAGCGCCAACTGCTTTAACACCAACTACTTTTGGAACAGCTAATGCTGGTGCCGTAGAAGAGCTAAACATTCCTCCAATAGTAGGGAACCCACTAATTGCTTCTCCTGCTAATACGGCACCACCAACAGCGCCGACGGTTTGAGCAAGACCAGCTTTTTGTGCATTTGCTGCCGCTTCTCTTTGCTGCTCTTCTGGAGTTTTAGGCTGACCAAATATAGCTGTAGTCTGATCGTAAGCTGCACGATGAGGAAAGCCGTTGCTAGTTAACCAAGCGTAATATGCTTGTGGATTGCTTCTAGCAAAAGGTGGCGCTTCTGGAATAAATCTGCTGTCATCAATAGCCATTATATCCAAGTCCCAAACACAGCTACACCGTTACGAGCAAACAAGTTGCCCCTTACTTGACCACCAGCAAAGATAATTTTGCCGTTTTGTGCGCGACTAAACTCTTCATTCATCTGCACGTCAAACATTGGCTTAACACCTTCCAAACCATGAATTTGAGCAAACCGCTCTAAAATGCCTTGCTCTAATAGCTTTTCAGGAAAGAAGCTAACATCAGTATCAGCAAGGAAAGTATCGTATATTCCATCATAATACGTCCAAGTTACTCCACCGTCCGATTGCGATCCCGTAGTATGCGTTGGAGGCGTCGCACCCGTCGTTCCACCCGCTGTAGTGGTATAGTAATTGCCGTTGTAGAAGCAATAGGAGTTAGCTGCGAATGCTGTGTTTGTAACCCAGGTTTTAGGTCTGATAGAGCGGTCAGCAATATATTCAAAAATAATAATGTTGCCAGCGTAAGAAGTACCAGGGGTTGGACTAATAAGTAACTCAGAATTGCTAATACCCCTGATCTGAAACCTTTGATAAACTGTAGTATTAAGCCCAAACCCCCTGATTTCTGCATATTCCTGCTCCGTCATTGGCCCCAATACTCTCCATCGGGTTGAGCTATTCCAGAACGTCTCGTAATGATAATATGAAAATGCAGCAGGTAATTGATAAGTAGCCTGACCATTGACCAAAGTAATTGCGCCAGAAGCGAAAGTCTTTGGCCAAGGGTAGGCTTCAAAAATGTCTCGATTGATACGGTTAGCAATGGCTAGAAGCTGTTTAGTTGTAGTCTCTTGGGACGTTAGGATATTAGACTCAACAGTGTAGCCAGCCTCATTAGCAACATTTTGTATAACCGTAGCTATGCTCATGCTTTCTTAGGACGTCCCCTCCGTTTAGCTGGCTCATCAAGCTCTTCGTCGCCGTCAAAACCTTCCTCCATAGCCTCTTCTGCAAACGCCTTTCGCTGAGGTCTAAGGTCAATGCCCTCGTTAGCCTCAACGCGCTGCATAAACAACTCTAGCTTATGCTCTAGCGCTGCTGCCCTAGCTTCAGCCTTTTCAAGCTGATTTTTCATTTTAGCCACATCATTTTGTGTGCTGTTTGCTGCCTCTAACCAATCTTTGGCTAGTTTTACAAACTTAGACAATGGGCCAAGTTTGCGTTTTACATCATCGGTTGCAGCGCCTAATTGCTCAACTGTCTTAAAGCCAAGATATTGCAACTCGCGCATTGCAGAGCCGCTCATCATAGGCCATTCAGCAAGTGGGGTGCCCTCTAAAACTGGCTCAGAACCAGCCTTAAAACGAGCATATAGCTCTGGATACTCCTGCATATCCTGCGGCTCAATACGTCTAACTGTCTCGTCTTGCCCAGGCCACTGAATGCTAATGGAAGGTATCTCATCAAATATCGGACGTCCTTCTTTGGCCGTCTTTTCTCTATTCTCATTGTAAGAATAGAAAAACTTAATGTTTGCCCCAGAATAGCGCTTCTTAGGCTGGGAATTGCCCGTCATTATGGACTGCCAGTCTATTTGTGCCATAGTTTATCTCCTGTATAAATAGGCAAGTATTTGCCTGCCCTACTTATACTACATTCCATTTGGTCACTAAATAACCTTCTACAGCATCTCTTTCTGGGGTTGTTAAGACTCTATTATAAACGATTACCTCGTAAACCTGTCCATTCATATTAACGTCGGTAAACCCTTGAGCGCGCCCAATCGCATAACCACGACCACTAGGCGCTGAATAATCCGGCCACAAACCAGAATTGAATAGCTTTGTAATAGCGCCAGACGTTTGATTAACTCGAAGCGTGGTATTGGAAACAACATCCCCGCCAGACGGAGTAGTAGCAAGAATACTTATCAATTCAGCATTAGCCGTATGAACTAAAGCACTACTATAGTTACTATCTCCCGCAAAAAACCCCATGCGCTGTGAAGTTCCGCCAAACGTGTTTGGATCGCCTAAAACAAAGTTAGAACCCGATCCTCCTATGTCAGCAGCCCAATAACGACCTGTAGCATTGGCATATTTAGCTACGACAAAGGCGCTGACTGCTGTAGTAAAAATGTATTCAGTTCTACCTAGCCATTTTAGTGTGCCATCAAAAGCAATCCCTGGAAGGCCATTTTGACCGTTGGGGCCACTACGCCATAAGGGCCTATTACCTGCGGTAGCTTGAGTTGCATGAAAATTGTTTCCGCTTTGGTCTTGCCAGGTAGCTATAGCAGTACTATCGACAGTAATAGGATTACTACTACCATCTAAGACACCAGCATCTGCTTTTAGCCAAAGGCGAATGCCAGACACATCTTTTGGTGTGAATGGTTTGGCTGGAGCCAATCCTACGCAACTAAGACTTAAGCCGATAAACATACTAATAAAAAGCCACGACAGAACCAGCGGTAGTAGCAGCCATGACACGACTAGCAAAGATGGGTATAAGCACCCCCCCCGTTGGAATAACGATTGTAACGGCTGAAGCATTATCAACTCCTTTAACAACTAAGTTTCCACTAGCACCGACCCACAAAGCTCTACAACCAGTTAAATCTGTAGCATCAGATGGCGTCACCGCAGCTATGCTACGAGCAGGGAAAAGAGCGGTGGGATTAGACGGGGTAAAATCTGGCATATAACACCTATAAAATCGGGGGGATTGCTCCCCCCTGTAAATTAAGTGGCTTTAGTAAACTTTAGGTAAAAATAAGATACTCCGTTAGATACCACTACATAGCAGTTAGTATCAGCGTCGTTATCCTTAACAATACCTACAAAACCTGTTCCTACAGTTGCAGGAGCGCCAAACGAAGTGGTTAGCTCTGCTGCTGTTGGGGTTGTGTCATTTACGTTATTGATAGCC